GCGCGCCGCGATCGTGGCGTTCGACCTGACCTACATCCACGCCGCCCTGATGCTGGTGCGCGACGACATGGTGCTGCACGGCCGCGGCGCGCTGTGGCTGCGCCATGAGAAAGCCAAGGGCAGTCAACCCGAGAAGGTCTGCATCGAGCACAAGGACCGCCACGACTTCCTGCATGATCCCGCGCGCAACTGGTACGAGGTGCAGTGGGTCGCGGCCGCGAGCTACCTGACCCGGGAGGAGATGAAAAAGCGCTTCAGCAAGTATTCCGGGGACGCATACGACCAAGCCGAATACAAGATCGACCGCGAAAAGCGCGACATCGGCGCCGCGGACGAGCGCGAGCGCACCAAGGTCTGGGAGATCTGGCACAAGGGCCTCGGCAACGTGGTTTGGGTCAGTGAGGGCGTCGACGTGCTGCTCGACGACGCCAAGCCGCATCTGGAGCTGCAGGGCTACTTCCCATGCCCTCGGCCGGCCTACGGCACCACGCAGCCCGGCAGTCTCGTTCCGGTGCCGGAAATCCTCTACTACCGCGACCAGCTCGACGAGTTGAACCAGCTCACCGGGCGCATTCACGCGCTGTCGCGCAGCATCGAGGTGAAGGGCTTCTATCCGAGCGGCGGCAACAGCATGGCCGACGCGATCGAGAAGGCGCTCGCCACGACCTCTGACAGTCGCGTGCTGGTGCCGATCCCGGACTGGGCCGCTTTCGGCGGCAGCAAGGAAGTCATCATCTGGATGCCGATCGACATGGTCGCCAACACGATCAACGTGCTGGTCACGCTGCGAAAGCAGATCATCGATGACATCTACCAAGTCATGGGCCTGAGCGACATCATGCGCGGCTCGTCGGATCCCAACGAGACGCTCGGGGCACAGCAGCTCAAGATGCAAAGCGGCTCGGTGCGCATCAAGGACAAGCAGGCCGAGATGGCCCGGGTGTCGCGGGAGTGCGTGCTGATCACGACCGAGATCATCACGGAGAAGTTCGACGACGAAACCATCATGGCGATGAGCCAGACGCAGCTGCCGCGCAAGGCCGAGCACATGATGCAGGTCATGCAGAAGCAGCAGCAGCTCGCCATGCAGCAGCAGCAGGCGCAGCAGCGCATGCAGCAGCTGCAGGCTCCTCCGCCGGCAGGCCCTCCTGCGATGGGCCAAGGCGGACCTCCTCCCGGCCCGCAGGCGCCGGGGGGAGCCGATCCCAGCGCCGAGATCCAGCAGGCGCTGCAGCAGGCGCAGTCGGAGCTGCAGAGCTTCGCCAGCAAGCCGACCTATGAGGACGTGATGACGTTCCTGCGCGACAACCGCGCGCGCAACTTCGTCCTCGACATCGAAACCGACAGCACCATCCAGTTCGACGAGCAGAAAGAGAAGCAGTCCCGCGCCGAATTCCTGCAAGTGCTGTCCCCGATGATCCAGCAGATCGGCACCATGGTGACGGCCTTGCCGGCCTTGGCCAACTTCGCCGGCGAGCTGCTCAAGTTCGGTGTCGCGCCCTACCGTGTCGGGCGCCAGCTCGACAACGCGATCGACGACGCCGTGCAGACCATGATGGCGTCTGCCGGTCAGGCTGGTCAGGGCGGACCGGATGCCAAGAACGCCAAGGACACGGCTGCTGCCGAAGCCACCAAGGCGCAGGTCGAGCGCGAGAAGATGACTTGGCAGACGCAGGAGAACGAAAAAGAGCGCCAGATCAAGATCGCGGAGCTGCAGATGAAGGGTCAGATGGAAACGCAGAAGATCCAGAACGAGCAGCAGATCGCGCAGCTGGAATACGAGGGCAACGAGAAAGAGCGTCAGGCCAAGATCATGCAGATCAACGCCCAGATCCAGCGGGACGCGCAGAAGGGCGCGATCGACCAGCAGACCTCCCGGATGAAGGGCCAGCTGGACGCGCAGAAGCAGAACATCATGGCGCAGGGCATGCAGGAGAAGAACAGCATGCAGCGCGAGCAGATGGCGCAGAAGCAGCAGGACAACGTCCTGAACCGCAGCATGAAGATCAGCCAGTTCGATCAGGCCCAGAAGGCCAAGATGATGCCGAAGTTTCCGGGAGGTGGCCGATGAGGGTGCTCTGGCTGCTGAATAAGGGCCACTGGCGGCCTCACTGTGTCGCGTTCAGGCCGGCGCTATGCTGGTCTGGCGAGATGGTCTGCAGCAATGAGGTCTGGTCAGGGAGGTTTGGATGAGGCGCAAGGAACGCCTGAAGTTCATCGCCAAGATCCGCGCCGAGGTGCTGGCCGAGGTCGCGGCCGAGAAAAAGCGCGAGCAGGAAGAGCTGGCGAGGCACTACCGGCAGGACCGGGAGCGCGCGCGCAAGCGTGAGCAGGAGATCTACGAGGAGAACTGCCGGCACTTCGCCGTCTTTGACGCCTGCGCCGCCACCGTCACGACTGCCGAGATGGAGCTGTTCCAGAACAGCCCTGCCTTCCTCAAGTACCAGCAGCTGCGGCGATCGCAGGGCCACAAGAAGCGCGCACACACGCTGGCGAACGGCAACTTCAAGGCACCGTGACATGCCCTTCTATGGCGGCGCCGCGCAGACCACGGATCCCAAGTTCATCATGGACCGCCTGATGAAGGGCGGCATGTCCCGCATGCAGGCCGCGGCCGTTATCGGCAACCTGCAGCAGGAAAGCGGCCTTGCTTCCAACGCGATGAACAAGGACGAGGGCGCCTACGGGTTGATGCAGTGGCGCGGGCCGCGCTTTGAGGCATTGCAGCAGTTCGCCGCCAAGGCGGGCCTGCCGTGGACGGATCCCGGCGTTCAGGCTGATTTTATCTCACATGAGATGAACACCACGGAAAAGGGCAACGCCGCGGCGTTTCGGGGCGCGCGCACGATTGACGAAGCATCGGCAGCTCTGCATCCTGTTATTCGCTACGGGGACGACAGTGGCCCCGCACGCGCCACCTTCGCCCGTAACGTTTTCGGCGGCGACCCCTCGCAACCGCAAACGGGGGCTGCGCCGGCTTCTGTCCCCCAACCCCAAGTCGGCCAGCCTGCTGTTTCACGTGGAACGTATCGGCCCACCGACGCCCAACTGCAGGAAGCGTGGGGCAGTCGCCCACAAAGGGGTCTTCGTGGCGGCATCGCATCCCTAGGGGATGTCGGAGCCGCATACATTTCAAAGAGCCGACAACCTCAAGCACCCAGCGGCGGTTTAGGCGGGCAACCGCCGGTAGTTAGCGGCGGCGAACCTGACCCGCGCTCTGCCGTAACGTCAGCTGTGGTAGGGGCTCCTCCCGTCGCGCAAACGCCACCCGGCGCCCCGGCGCCTCCGGTCTTTCCGGGAGGCGTGCCGCAGCCCCGCGCGCGGCCACTGGAGGCGCCGTACCGGGACGACAGGCTCCTGCCGCAGCAGCCGGTCGCCGAGATGGGCGCCTTGGTCGACCCGATGAGGTACGACTATGGCTGACCCCCGGGACGAGCTGGTCGACCCCATCCTCGGCAACGAGCCCGGCATGCTGCCGCCCGAGCCGTTGCGGCTGACGGTGCGGCCCCGCGGCGTCGAGGCGCCGCCGATCGTGGACGAGGCGCCGCCTCCCGGCCCGACGCTGGGGCAGCGCCTCGGCTTGCCCTACGTCGACCAGCAGGGCGGCAGCGGCACACTTGGCGGGCTGGTGAAGGGCGTCAGGGACTGGTTCACCGCGCCGGCAGCATCTACGGCATCTACGGCATCTACGGCACCAGCAGCGCCCCGCGATGCGACGGCCGGTCCGCGCCAGATGTGGCAGGGCGGGTATGGATCCCCCACCCCCACTATGGAGAACCAGCCAGCGCCGGTGCGCGGGCTGAACTGGGGCGTGAACGAACTGAACGACTACGTGGGCGGCGCCGTCGAGGCCGGCCGCGTCATCAACGACCCCGGCGCCACGCCGCAACAGGTGGACGAGGCCCGCCGGCAGGAGGCGCGGAAGAGCATAGGCCTGACGGCCAACCTCGCCGGCATCGGCACGACCTTCGCCGCAGCGCGCCCCGGAGCTTCCGCCGGCATCTTCGGCGGAAGCCTGTCCAAGTCAGCCGATCTGCCCAAGCGCCAGCTGGCCGAGGCCATGGAGGGCAACGGCCTGCCGCCGAACCGGGTCTGGCGCGAGACGGGCTGGATGCGTGGTGCTGACGGCAAGTGGATGAACGAGATCTCGGACCTGAACGCCAGCTACATTGGCAACAGCTTCAAGACGCAGCTCAAGCTGTCTCAGGGAGAGAAGCTCTTTTTGCCTGACGTGATCAATCACCCCGAGCTGTTCAAGGCCTACCCCGAGCTGCGCCAGATGCCGGTGTCGAAAGACATGACGATGTGGGCGCAGGGGTCCTACACGCCGCGCGGCCCGAACAACCCGGCGGGGATTGCCTATCGCGCGGAGGAAGAGACGGCGCGCGGCGACACGTTCAAAACGCTGCTGCACGAGATCCAGCACGGCATCCAGCAAATCGAGGGTTTTCCGCGCGGGACCAGTCCGAACGTGACCTTTCGGCCGGGCGAGCCGGGCTATGAGATCTACAAGAAGATAAACGCAACCGGGCCGGCAGTGCTGAACTGGCAGCAGTATAAGGACATCTATGCCGCGAAGGGGGTCCAAAAGACCCCTGAAGATTACATGAAATATCAACAGTCTGCCCAGAAGAGCCAGATTGAATATGAAAAGCAGTCGATGCGCCAAGCGGGGCAAGAGAACTACAATCGTTCGGCTGGCGAGAACCCCGCCAATGTCGTGATGGAGCGCACGGACTACACGCCGCAGCAAGCCGCAGCAGTCTACCCCGGCACTCAAATGAACGTGCCGATGCACAGGCAGACGGTCGAGTTCAACAAGCTGTCTGGCCCGTCGCAGCTGGGCGGCTTGGTCAAGCCGATGGAGCTGCCGGAATTCAAGCCGGTGCGCGGACCCGAGCCATCAGATCCGGGGTATGTCTATCACGCCACCAGCCGCGATCGCGTGCATGATATCGCCGAGAGCGGCAAGCTGAACACGCACAAGGCGCACGAATTCACGGATCAGCGCACATGGCCTGACGGCGCGACAGAGAAGCGCAACTACTTCACTCCGAACGCGCAAAACACATGGCAATTCGCTCCGGAGGAAGGGACGCCGGTCTTATTGCGGATGAAGCAGGACGTACATCCGATCAAGCGTGAGGGCACTGGCGACCTGTACTCCACCAAGCCGGTCAAAGCCGAGCACCTCGAATACCTTGGCGCAGACAACAAGTGGTATCCGGTCAAGCCAAAGGTTGATCCTGCTCCCGAGACGCAGGCTTCCATGCCACTGCTGCGTGGCAAGGCCGCAGACGAGGCGTGGCGCGGCGTCGAGCGCGAGCCCAAGCTGAACACCACGACGCATCCGTTCTCCAACGTCGGCGGCACGCCGATCAGCACCATGGACAGCCCGATCATCAAGGGCTCCAAGATCATCAACCCGCGCACCATCGATATCGAAAAAGACCTCTCCAACGCCGAGCTGATCTTCGGCGCCGGTGACGCCACCGGGGCCGGCGGCAAGCTGCACGGCAGCAAGAATTTGCCATTCGAAGAGCCGGTCGGGCGCCACGGCGGTCCGGGCTACGCCAGCAACATGCTGGGCAAGCCGATTGAGGGCCATCCGGGCGCCAGCCCGGTGTGGGCCAGCATGAAGGGTCCGATGGGGGAGATCCTCAACATCGCGCGGGACGTCGAAAGCCGCGGGAAGGTGCCATGGCTGACCTACATGACCGGCGGCAAGCAGTACCTCGACAGCTCGATGCAGATGGTCGACACGGCCCTGCAGGCTGCGAAGAGCAAGGGCGTCTCGACCACGGCGAACGAGCACCTCGTCAATGTGATGCGATCGGCTTGGAACCAGAAACCCAACCCCAAGCTGCCGTTCCCGGAAACCGGATTGAAGGACGAGGTTGCGCTCAGGGCGTGGATCGAGGCTTCGCCGCAGCCGCAGCGCGCCAAGCTGGTCAAGGCCATGGACACCAAGACCGCGCGCGACCTCGGCTTCCCCAACATCGGTGAGCTGCGCGTCTGGAACACGGATCCGCGCATGATCACGGCGCCGTCCGGATCCGCCGGCCTGACCATGTCGCGCGTCGACCCGTCGATCGGCACGGTCAAGTCGCACCATCCGGCCTACGACACTGCGGTCGGCGGCACCGACGTCGCCACACTCGGCATGCAGGTCCCGCACCAGATCATCGCCCCGACCATGCACGCCAGTCGCATGTCGACGCTGAAGAAGCCGCAGTATTACGAGGCCGCACCGCATCTTTACTTCCCCGGCGGCGGGACGCATGCCACCAAGACCGAGCCGGTGACCAACGAGATGAAGGACCGGCTGCAGGAATGGATGCGCAAGCATCCCGGCGGGCTCGCGGTGGCGGGCACGGCTGGAACAGGCGCTGCCGGCATGGGCTCTCTCGTCGACCCCAGCAGATATGAGGCTCACTGATGGCTGTGCCAGCAAACAACCTCGATCGCGTTCGGACCGTGACGACGGCCAATCCGACGCCGCCCACCAACGTTGCGGCGCTTTACCAAGGCACGCCGCCGACGCCGCCTTCGCTTGGCGGAACGACGCAGACGTCGACCGTGCTGGACACGACGCTGTTCGCCAATCCGCTGAACGGCGCGGCGGCGCCGGAATTGTCTGGCCGGGCCGAGTCCGACGGCACGGAAGTGACGACATCGACCGCGGACGGCCGCGTCACAGGTCACAGCGTTAGTGGCGCCTATGTCGAAAGCCCGAACGGCATGCATCCGAGCTACCTCACGACGGGCGCCGATCTGGTGACCAATGGCGACTTCTTGAACGGCTCGGGATGGACGCTGACCGGCGGGGCCAACATCAATCGCGGCAACGTCAACATGAGCGGATCCGGCGCCGGCCAAGTCATTCGCCCGGCCGCAGCAGCCATCACGGCGGGCGACTACGTCTTTGCTTTTGATGTCGTTACGACCGACGGCGTCGGCGTTGTCTCCGTCATCATTGGCGGGACGACCTTCCCCGTGCCGCAGTCTAACGTCGCGGGGCACTTCGGGGGGATCATGACGACGACTGCGAGCGCGCAGACCGTTGGCTTGCTCGCCACGAACCTGAGCGCCTGCCTGCTCGATAACTTCAGAGTAATGCGCAAGCTCTAACCCAGAGGAGGCCAGCATGGTCAAGAAGGCGAAGGCGAAAGTGAAGGCCAAGACCAACTACGACGACCCGGACGAGATCGAGGAGCAGTGGCTGGAGGAGGTCGAGGAGGATCAGGAAGACGTCGTCATCGACCCGCAGGCCGTTCCCGCGAGCAACCTGCCGCGCACCACCACTATCCTGCAGGCCAACCCGACGCCGCCGACCAACGTCGCTGTGGTCTATCAGGGCACGCCGCCCACCCAGCCCGGGCTTGTACCGGCTGCGGCGCCTGCTGCTGACGTCTCCGCCACCGGCATCATCGCGTTCGCCGACCCGCTCAACGGTGCGGTGGCGCGGTCGGTCGTCGTGACACCGACGCTGCCGGCAACGACGCCTGCGGCCGAACTGGCCGGCAAGGCGGAGTTCTCCGGCCTGACGTCCAAGGTCGACGCGGCGCACGGCCGCCTGAGCCAGCGCGGCGTGGTGGCGCCGGCCTACAGCGAGACGCCGAACGCTAGCCATCCCAGCTACGGGAGCTGAACGTCATGGGCATGCCGATCAACAAGGTTGCGGCAGGCGGCTTGCCCGTGACGATTTCCGCCAGCGGGTACGGGCTTCCATGCACGGAGGCCCCTCCCGGATACGGGGTCGCCGTCACGGAGGCCCCTGCCGGCGGCGGGCTGGCGGTGACCGGCTTTGCCTTCGGCCCGGTCATCGGCATCACCGCGGCGTCGGTGCTGGAGACGGCCGCGGTCAATACGACGGTGGGCCTGCTATCGGTGACCGGAGCGTTCACCGGCACGCCGGTGTTCACGTTGAGCGACAGCGCAGGCGGCAAATTCAATATCAGCGGTTCTTTCCTGCGCACCAACGCGCTGCTCGACTACGAGACGGCGACCTATCACAACGTGACGGTGGCAGTCAGCGGAACGACGCCGGCCACGGCCAGTCGCGTGATCACCATCCTCGTGATCGACGTGCTGGAGCCGGTCATTGTACTCACCGGCTCGACGGTGAACGAGGCCACGACCGTCGGCGTCAACATCGGCACGATGTCGCTCGCCAACACCTACACCGGCACGCCGGTCTACACGCTGGTGGACGACGCCGGAGGCAAGGTGGCGCTCTCGGGCGCCCTGCTCAACGTGGGCGGCGTCATCGACTATGAAACCACGCCGACGTTCAACATCACGGTGAGCGTCTCCGGGATAACGCCGGCTGCGCCCAACAAGACGTTCGCCATCACGGTTGTGGACGTGCTTGAGCCCGTGATCCTGCTCTCCAGCACGTCCGTCAACGAGGAAGTCAGCCCCGGCACGGTGGTGGGCGCGCTGTCGCTCGCGAACGCCTTCACCGGCACCCCGACCTATACGCTGGTGGACAGCGCTGGCGGCAGGTTCGCCATCACTGGCAGCAACGTCACGGTGGCCGGCGCGCTGGACTATGAGACAGCGTCCAGCCACGCGATCACGATCGGCGTCAGTGGGGTCACGCCGCCCGCGCCCAACAAGATTTTTACGATCACCGTGGTCAATGTGGTGGAGCCGGTCGGAGCGTGGAACCCGCTCGACAAGGCCACGCGCATTGCTCTCAGCAATTTCAACAGGACGGCAGCGCTTGTCTCTCCCGGCTCCGGCCATTCTACGGTGCGTAGCGTGGTGTCGCGGACGACTGGAAAATGGTTTTTCCGGACGGTAATTACGACAAGCCTATCCAGTTCTGGTGCAGGCGTCGGGCTTTGCGGCGGCGCGACGGGCCTCAATGCGCAGTATGTTGGCGGCGACACCCCGTCTGTTGCTTATATTGCCCCTTATGCCGGTGGCATTATATTATATAATGGCGGCAGC